TCAAAAGCTGCCAGCCTGAATAACTGAGATATACTTTTTATCTTCAGCTTGAATGGAACTTGGGTCCTAGATATCAACTTATCCTTTAAGTAAACCCCATCAGAGACTATATCTATGCACCTTGTAGAGGTATCCTCTTCTTTAACTTTTGCTAGAACGCCTCTTATTCTTGTGATTGTATAAGTGTCAGAGTAAGTAGATATCCTGTCTATTGTTTTCAGCTCTAACAATTCGATAATCTTCTGCAAGATAAAAATATGTTTCATGTCAAGCTCATCAACTGAGGGTACCTTTATCTGCGTTACTACTGAATTGTTGACTGTTACTTCAATATTAAATCCTTCAACCAGTATCAGCAGTTTACCAGCCCCATACCAGTTTGTATCTCCTTGTTTCTGAGAGGTCAACCATGTGTATAGTGTTCTAAACTTAGATATCTGCAAGTTACCTACTGTTGAGTAGTAACGCATGTCATCTATCATATCTTTTGCAAACCCTAGAGATGTGTTTTTCCTTTCTAAGAATTCTTTGGCAGATATTTTGCCTTCATCGGTAGCTACTTTTAACTTTTCAAAGGCTGTAGGGTTGTACTGCTTAAAAATGCTTGTAACCTTGTACTTAACAACCTCCACCGATTCATCTGGTGTTAGATCCAAAAATGAGCTCTCCTTTTTGAATCTGAGGTTTGTAAACACTTTGCCTAGCCTAACTCCAAACATACTGTTGGTCTCGAGCATGCCAGCTAATCCTTCATAACCAGTGATGTGCCTATTATGCGAGTCCACATAACTATAACCATGAAAACTATGTTCGACATTATTTAAGCGCATATAAAAATACATAAATTGCTGATAATTATTTACGAAAATACCGAGTGAATTTAGGCGCTCTAGTACTAGCTGCTTGCTGTACTCCATGTTCCTACGGGCTTGGAACATGAACTCAAATGGAGTTCCAGTGTAATATACTTCAATAGGCTGGCTTTTGACGGACATGTGCTGCCCAGATAGCTCCAAGAATATATCCAAAGGTTTACATGTCAAAGAGCTTGGGGTAGAGGTAACGAACATTTCTTTCTTTGATGGTAGATAATCATAAAGCCTTATAGACTCACCAACCAAAAAATTGTACACATACGAAAGTGCTGTCAAATTTCTTTCAAGATGACCATTAAGTACTGCGTGCAAATCTTTGTTTGTTGGGTAAGGCGAAGTTATGTCTGTTATAGTATCATCTATCTGGCTGTTCCTTAGACTGCCTATAGTGGTTTGATAAACACTGTTTGCTCTGTCGAAATATAGCTTAGTTAATCTCCTAGTAACGCTGGAATAATTCAATGCATCAAGGTATGGTGCTTTCTTGCAGTCATTGTAAAAGTTGATAGGCACTAGTGTGGTGTTTTTTATTCTTGAGTTTTCGAAAAATTCATAATCCAGAAGCACACCATAAACCGATTTTATCTGCTCTAGAAGTTGCCTTACAGACCCTCTGACATTTCTTGCCATATGGGGTTTAAAACCTGTTAATTGTAAGACTTCATCTTTATTGCCGTTTAATAGCATGACGGCACTTATGAATTTAATATAAGTATCACTATCCCACTTAAACAGCCTACAGTTATCAGCCAATGAACCTGAGAGCAACACTAGCATAGGGTGGGCATAAGCACCACCGTATGCTGCCAATGGCCTATCATCATGTATAGGCATTGCATATTTCTTTGATATTGACCATGACTGCACTCTCATACTAAAAAACGCTTCACTAAAGGTTGCTCCCATCTGGAGAAGTTCTATGCATTTGCTATAGCATTGTGACTGGTCTGATGCATACCCTAAACCACTGGGTTTAAATGTAACTCCAGGGTAAAACTTAGGTACTAATGGTAAAAGTGTGTCTCCAATATAAAGTGTTGAAAGAAATTCAAAATAAACCTCAGAGACCACACATTTTTTGATAGATAGCATGTGATTGCACCGCCTCAAGTAATACTCATATAGTGTCAGAGCGGTTTGCAGTATCTCATCAGCATTTTCACAGTCTGGTATTGCGATATAGCCAGCGCTATCATCAGAGTGGGCATCCATCCTGAACTCTATATCAACACCATACATCCTCTTTATGGTCTCTATGATTTTAAGGCAAGAATGCTGCTGATTGAATGCATGCATTAAAGATGAGAGATAATTGAATATACCCATGACAAAACTATAAGGCATTGTAAATTTGTATGCATATTCCTTCTCCCCGGTATGCTTGTTAACATAGTAAAGGTCATCAATACGCTCAAAATATTTTAGAAACTCAGAATGGGCTTGACTGCTAGCATAAGCTTTATAAGCGGCAGGTGATATCACTACGCTCTTCTTGAAATAAGCTCTAGCCACAAACAAGAATAGGTCCACCATAGATTTGGGCAGTACAGGTGCTAGACCCATTATGAAGCTGACATACTTTGAGAATTCAGACTTAGGGCCCCATCTCATACAGTCAAAAACAAACTTGTAAATCTTCATTTTACGATTAGGTGTCTCAAAATTTCTGCTGTGGATTATCTTTAGTCTGCGGTTGGAAGACTGTGAGATCATCTCATTGTCTACATAGGTGCATAGAACACCAAAGAATTGTTCTAGTGGGTTGATAACAACTTTCCCATTCAAAGTCATGACGTAGATTTCACGCCCCCCTCTATACTGGACTTTGTCAACCACATGAAAAACTATTTCAAAATTGTCCTCATCTTCTATCAGTTCTTCAATTTTATCATACATAGTCCTGTTCAGATCCCAGAATTTCCTATTTTTCTTTGCGGTAGGCTCAT